AGATAGGAGCAACATGGACGACGACAACAAGGAACCGGAAACGGAGCCGGAGACGGAGACGGAGACGGAGCCGGAGACGGAGCCGGAGACGGAGCCGGAAACGGAGCCGGACAAGCCGGGGGACGATACCGACGACGATATGCGGGATCGTATGAAAGCTATTGAAGCGAAGCTCGAAGAAATGTCCGGCATCATGGACGTTCTGCGCAAGGCCGTCGCGGAAAATACGCCGCTTGGCGAGGGAAACGTTAATGAAGCCGTCGAAGACCCCGACGACGACATTGCCGACCCAATTGAAAATCTGTTTAGCGACTGAAAGGAAAGCGACTAAACTATGGTAAATGAAAGCAATGAGGTGCGTCCCCTTGCGCAGACTCCTAACACCGTCATTATTGACGCTATCCGCGATGAAATGTCGCCCGCATTTCAGGCAGTAATCCCCTCGGCCACTCAGGCAGGTATCCGCCGAACGTTCGAGCAGCTTGGCAAGTATCCCGGCTATCGCAATAGTTTCTACTCGGCCCTCATGAACCGCATCGGCGCCACCTACGTCCGTAAATGGAATTGGACTAACCCACTTGCCGAGTTCATGCGCGATAAGATGACCTATGGCGATACGTATCAGGAGATTGCCACCGGCCTTATCAAGGCGCACGTCTATGATCCTCAGCAGGAATATTTGGCGCAGGACTCGTTTGGCACGTTCAAGGTTCCCGTCGATAGCGTCTATCACACGATTAATTTCGAGCATTGGTACCCCGCTACTGTCAATGAGGCGCAGCTTGGACTCGCGTTCGTCAGCGACTCGCAGACGCAGGGGCTCGGCGCGCTTATCAGCAATATTATGGGCACTGCCGCAACGTCGCTCGAACGTGACCTTTATCTTGCCATGTGTCAGACGTTTACCGAGTACGCTAAAGCCGGCGGCTATTGGCGCATCCATACCGATGATTTGGTTACCGCGCCGACCATGGATAACGCGCAAAATCTGCTCGTGGAAATCGGAACTATCGCCGATGAAATGAGCATCATGCCGCAGACGCGCTATAATGCGCGTCACTGGCCGACCGTCTCCCGGCGTGATAACATGATTATGTTCACCACTCCTCGACTCAAGAATATTCTTGGAGTCAAAGGCCTCGCCAATACCTTCCACATTACCGAGGCGGACGTTGATACGAGGGTCTTCCCCATCGCCGAAGAAAACTTCGGTATCCGAGGATTGCAGGGCATTGTCACCACGCCAGATTTCTTCTTTGTCTACAATAATCTTCGCGAAGTCACGAACCAGAAGAACGCGGTTTCGCTCGGAACTAACTACTATTTGCATGATTGGAGCACGATTAGCGTGAGTCCGTTCGAGAATGCCGCACTGATTTGGACTGGTGAAGGTTCGAAGATTAACGTCATAGACCCGGATGCCGTCAACGCTGGCACTCCCGAATTCGAAGTGCATATTGCGAACTACACGGGGCAGACCACTACGCCGACTAACGTGACGCGCGGCGAGTTCGTCCAGCTTACCGCTACGCTTACTGGTACTGGCGACCAGAATGCGTACGATACTATCGGCGTGCAGTACGCTATCGGCGCGACCGCGCAGCCCATCAGCACGTTCACCCGCATCACCGATACGGGAATGCTCATTGTTGGCATTGACGAGCCGAACGCGACAATCCCCGTCACCGCACAAGCCACCTACGTGAACCCCAACACGCCGGAAATTGATCAAACGATTAGCGCGTCTGTCAGCGTGCCCGTTGTTGGAGATGGCGTTATCGGCTTCAATCCGTCGCTTATCGTGTCCATCGCGCTCGGTTCGCCTACCGTCAAGATTGCGAACGGCCCGCAGCCCTTGCAGATTGTGGGCACCCTTACTGATGGGCGTACCGTCAATGTCACGGGCATTGCCAGCGTGCAGCAGTTCAGCACCGCAACTGCGACATTGGATGCTGACAATATCCTGACGCCGAAGGCGGCAGGAACGCAGACCGTCAACGCGCGCGTGCTCGGCATCACCAAGGCATTGACCTTGACAGTCACCAACTGACAGTAGTATACTAAAACGTGGCTAGCAAACTGCTAGCCACGTTTGTGTATCTCACTTAAGCCCCGATACTGCTACAGGTCGGGGTTTTCGTGTACCATAAGAGTATGACAGATTTACCCGACAGTGCCGCACTCCCCGACTCGCGGCCAATGGACCTCGCCAATTATACTAACCAATATGACTATAGTTCATGGCAGGCAGGCGCACACCTCACCCTATGTAATGTGCCATGGGACAGCAGCTACAGGGATATTGTCAAATTCTCCGACGCCAATGCGCGAGACAATTACTTCCAAGGACTCGCGGACAATGATTCGCAATCTACCGTGCTTACGCGGCAAACTATGGTACGATTCGGTGAGCCAATCAAACTCGCCATGAGCTTCGACGCTGCGTGCCGATATAATTACATTACCATGAGCTATGGCAGGGACGGCAACAGTCGCACATGGTATTACTTCATTCAAGACGTCAAATGGGCGGCGGGCGGCGTCACCATGCTCTACCTGCAGCTAGACGTATGGACCTCATTCCAATTCGACGTATCCTTTGGCCGCTGCTTCATCAATCGCGGACATATAGGCCTCGCCAATGAAATGACTGATTTTTGGAACTATCATGACATGCTCGGCATCCCTGAGGGCATGGACAACGGTAACGCCTACTTGAATGATAAAGAGTACAGCAACCTTATATTAGGCTCAAATAGTGGCAAGTCATCCGTCGTTATCACCAGCACGGTAGACCTTAATGCGCAGTGGCCGACCGCCGACAATACCGCCAATCTTAAAACAGCCCCCGGGGGGCAGTTCGACGGCTTCCCTACCGGCACATCAACATACATTATTTTCGACGTGGCTCAGCTCCCCACGTTCATGGGGTACATCTCCAACTACCCCCTTGCATCCGAGGGCATTATTAACATCACCCTCGTGCCAAAAATCAAAGTGCCTACTAATGTATCATGGATAACCTCAAACGGCATCCCGCCGAATATCATTGCCCACGACGTTACCGGCTACGTTTTTGAGCATCTTGGCGGTAGTCCACTCCTTGACATTGTTGACGTGCCTAATTTTCGTGATGATATCCTATCTACCATGCCCGACCGCTGGAAACTACTCAAGAAGCTCACCGTATACCCGTACACGGTCATTGAAGTCACTTGCTTCAACGGGCAAAGCCTTGAGCTTAAGCCCGAAAACATTATGAGCGCTGATATCAATCTCAGCGGCATCGCCTACCTTAATCAGCCTTCACCACGACTCGCCATGTATGTGCGGAAATACAACGCACTAGATCAGACGCATGACGGCGAATTCTTGAACGCGGCATTAGTGCTCGATAATTTCCCGCAAACCAATATAGTCAACAATCAGACTATCGCCTACATGACCAGCAACCGGAGCAGCATCCGGTGGCAATACCAGTCGGCCGATTGGAGTCAGCAGAAAGCAGCATTAGGGCGCGAGCAAGCAAGCGCTAATAGCGCATTGCAAAACGATTTCGCCAACCAGTCCACAGACCTCGCCAATCAACAAGGCAATCAGGCGAACACGCTCAACAACGAACGCGCGCTAGTCGGCGGAGCGATGGGCGTCGGCGGCAACCTGCTCGGCGGCAATGTCGGCGGAGCCATCAGCAGCGCGCTCAATACTGGCGTAGACGTAGTATTCAACAACATGGGCAATCAGCAGGCCCAGCAATTCCGCAACCAAAACACTGCACTAGGCAACTCGCAGCGCACGCAAGCGACCGACCTCAACAACTCATACGCGCAGCAGGCCGCACAAGGAGACTACGAAAATCAGATAGCCGCCATACACGCGAAAGTGCAAGACGCGCAGCTTATTGAGCCAAGCACCAGCGGAGCCGTAGGCGGTGACAATATGCAGTACGTTAACGGCGGCATCTATGCCACGCTACGTTACAAGCATCCGGCGCACAATGCACTATGGAATACGATACGTTTCTGGTGGCGCTACGGGTATGAGGTAGACCGGTGGCTATTCCCGCCGCAATCGCTGCAAACCATGACACGGGCAACATTCTGGAAAATGACGCAGTGCTATCTATCTAGTGCGACATGTCCCGAACCGTACCGCATGACCATACGCGGCATATTCGAAAAAGGCGTCACCGTCTACAATAACCCAAACGACATAGGGCACCTCGATTTTGAATACGACAACAACCCCATCACCCAACAGTATTACGGTAACTAAAGGAAGCATATCATATGTCACGTCGAAGCGTTAAAAGCGACAACAATCTAGCCAACTATACGGCTATGATTCCGTCGGGGTTATTGAATACCAATCCGACCGAGGTACGCCAGTATATTATCGTATCCAGCTATTTCAAGTTGCTCGAACAACTCGCGGTAAGCCGTTTCGCATGGCAAGGACTGCCGGAGGAAATAGACGAACGATGGCTTGAACTCGCACTTTTTGAAAACGGTGGCAGTCCAGTCATATTCTACTATGATAAGATACGCATGAAATTCGTAGTGACGAAAGCAGCCGTGAACGGGATGCCCGACATGTATGGGAACCCGCAAAGCTACAAGCCGATTGCTGTAAGCTACAATTATCCTACCGTAAGCGCCAAGGAATGCGTACCAATCTACGATAACCAATTGCGCGCGCCCATGACGGATATTCTCTATACGTATGCGACGCGACTCGCGCGTATAGACCGATCGATTGACGTGAATTTGGATAACGCGGTTTTCCCTATGATAATCGTGACGACGGAAGCCCAGAAATTGAGTGTGCAGAATATACTGAAACAGGCTGAAAACGGCCAGCCGAAAGTAATCGCCTACGACAATCTAGATCCCAGCACTTTTAGCGGCATTCCAGCCAACACGCCATACGTGACCGATAAGCTCTTGCAGGCGAAAGCGCAAGTGTGGAACGAGGCCGTTAATTTCCTCGGCATCAACAATTCACAGGACGAAAAAAAAGAGCGTATGTTAACGGACGAAATAGAGGCGGGCGCAGAGCGCACCGACGTATTCCGGCTGAGTTTCCTCAAAGCTCGGCAACAGGCTTGTGACCAAATCAATGCAATGTATGGGGCTATGGGTATCATTATAGGTATCGACTGGGCGAACAACACTACGCCCGCGACCATTGGCGGCGACTCGGAAGGAAGTGGCAAAGATGACTGACTACAGCGATCTCGCGCTGCCAGTGGGCAGCAACGATTTTACGATCAAGCTCGGGTCCCTTATCTCGCTCGGGTACAATACCGACACGCTACTGCATCTCGACTCGTATCCGATTAACGATAATTTCGACAGGTCGGCGTTGAATCATAAAATAGTCGCACATTATGCATTGCGTGAAATCGGGTACGAGACGGCTGAACAATTCGTGTTCGCGCTCGGGCGCAAAATGTCCGAGCTGATGCCATACTATAATCAAATCTACAAGTCGTGCGAACAAGACTACGATATGCTGAGCAATTTCGATTTCACCAGCACGTCGCAGAATACCGGTACGACAAACACGAGCGGCAAACAGAATAATACTGGGACGCAAGCGGCAACCGTAGACGCTACCAGCTCAAACAAGCAGCGCAGTCGGCAAGTCGACTCGCAGACCCCGGACGCAGTGCTAAGCAATACCGGCAACTATGCCAGTAACGTATCGGACGTGGACAGCACTAACGATAGCACAAGCCATTCGCAGACTAACTCGACTAACACGGAAAACTCGAATACTGAGTTTACGAATGCTACGCAATCAGGTAACGGCACACAGTCAAGCAAAGGGCGCAGCGGCGTGAGCGCTGCCAGCATGCTCCAAGAGTATCGCGCCGCAGTGCTCAATGTTGACATGATGCTGATACAAGATTTAGGGGAATTATTCATGTCTGCCGCGGATAGTGGTGACAACATGTCCATATATAATGAGAGGATACCAGTATTATGGTAGCAGATAATCTAGGATATGTGGGGCCGACCAGTCCCATGTTGGGACGGCCACTATTCCCGAACGTCAGCACCACGCAGCCGTATAATTTTCGCAATGGCGTGAGTATGCTCCAATTGATCGAGCAACTGTCACAGGCCGGGCGCGAACTGCAGGACGAATGGGCTGACTATCAGCTGTCCGCCAAAGAGTGGGCAGACGGTTTGGATGAAGCGTGGGAAGCATTCCAGCAGCAGTACGCCCACGATTTTACCAATCTGCACGATCAGCTTATTGCACTTATAAAACAAGCCTCAAGTGTTGATAATCTTATAGTATGGTCGCCGGCATACGGGCGTATGGTAGACGTTCAGCGTGCGCTTAATGATGTGTATGACGCTGATCGTATTCACGGTCTTTTTGTCAGTGATTTTGACAAACTGCAATTATCGCCAGCAGAATTCGATGCACTACAAGTTTCCCCGCGAATATTTGATCTTATGAGCACTGGTAAGATCAATGTGCTTAAAAATACTATCGGTAAGGATGATATTATTTGGACGAAAGGGGGCGATAATGCCTAGTGAAAAACATACGCCTAATCTTGGTCTGACACAATACTCGGACAATGGTACTGATAATGTATCGTTTATGGGTGACTATAATCAGGATATGAAAATAATCGACCTAAAATATAAAGCACTTGAAGATAAACTTAATCAACTTTTAGGAGAAAACAATCATGCCTAGCGCACAAAAAACACCGAATTATAATCTTACTCAGTATGCTGATAATGGGACCGATAAAGTATCGTTTATGGGCGACTATAACGCCGACATGCTCAAAATTGATACCGCGACGAACACGAATGCCAATAATATCGCGGCGAAAGAGGATAAAACCGCGCACGCCGCAGACGTGATTACGATTAACGCAGCCATTGACAAAAAAGAGGACGTGTCTTCGCACAACGCTGATATAGAATTCATAAAAGATAACTTAAAAAATTCTCCTGATTTTGGTATATCGGTATATCCTATAGACAATTCCGCAAATTCATCAGATATTCAAGATTTCATTAACAATCATCCTAATGGAGTGTACTTCCCGGCAGGTAGGTACAATATTTACAATACCATTACCATACCATATAATGGACTTGACGGGTTTTCTTTTGAAGCCGCAGATGGGGCAAGATTTGTTGCTAAAAACGTAATGCAAGACATGTTTTTATTTGGAGCAAACAACAACAATATCAATGAAGACAATCCAATAAATGAGATTTTTACAGTAAAGGGTGGGAGATTTTTTGGGAATGGGATTGCATCGACTGCTCTACATTTTTCTGAAAACGTTATAGGAGAAAGAATTTTTGATTGCTTCATCAATGATTTTTCAGGTTCATCTTTAATTATAGAAAAACCTAACATCAGCCCATCTTCCGATTCAATTATCAGCAGAATTAGAATAAATTATGTTCAATACAAGCAAATTAAATATGGATTGATTGGAATCGAGAACAATTCCAATGACGTCGATATTTCTGATACATATATTTGCGGTTGCAGTACATCAATTAAAACATCAGGTTATATTTATGGATCTAATTTGCATTTGTATTCAGACTATTCCACCAACCAAAAATATTCAAGGACCGTCGGAATAGATTGTGATGCATCATGTATGCTGGACAATATATATATCGATTCAGTTTCAGTGGGTCTAGATTTTCATAATACTTCCAAATTACATACAATAGGGAATATTTTCTATATGTCATATTTTAAAAAGCCATTGATTCATGTGATAGAATGCGGAGCTTCGGATGTACTACAAATTTCTAACATAAGATTTTCCTTAGGGGACGGTGCTCCAGATGTGGCTGATATACGATATATAGCGGCAGTAAGAACTGGTACACAAACACCAACTTCTGCCATGTCGTATCTAACGTTAAATTCCATAAGTCAATATAAAATATGCGCATCTGACTGGAGTTGGCTCGATGCGGCCTTTACGGAATCTAATCATGCGCCTATGTCTTTTACGATAACTGACAGAATTACTCTACAGGCAAACCAAGGTATGCTTATAGGTTATGTAGTAAAAAGGGATTCGGGGACTTCAGCTATGAGCAGATTTGGCCTATATTGCGATAATGGATATGCAGTAGTGAACGAATTCATGCTACACATCACACCAACCGACACTACAAATGTACTTTCTACAAGATTTTTAGGTTATACCGACAAGGACAATAAATGTCATATTGCAGTTGGTAAAGAAAAAATTGTACAGGGTATAACCATGTATCCAATATATGTGTATACAAAAAATAACACAAACATTAACCCCATATATCTACATCAGACTTTTTCTATATCTGGGCTAATAAGCCAATATTCGGGAGGGGAATACCAAACAAACAATTTAATTATGTTAGATAATAATAACACCTTGGCAACAACTGAGGTTAACGGTAATATTGCATAATGTCTAATCAATCCATGTTCGCCATGTATGTAATAGGGGCCGTCGAGTCCAATCACAATTGGAGCGCGGTCAATCGCGGCGACCCTATCACACTCGGCATGATGCAATGGTACGGGAATCGCGCATATGGATTACTCGCACGCGGAAAGGGAGCCGACGTTGACGGTTGGAATGCGTTCGCCGCCGCCGACCCCGCGCTAGCTGATGCGGTAAACAATAATTCGACTGCATGGAACGGGTATTACGTGACAGACGCCGACGCGAACGCATGGATACAGTGGACGCAACGCGACCAAAACCACCAATTCCAGCAAGCGCAATGGAATGACGACTACAATAACTATTCCCAAGTCTGCGACCAAAACGGTATCCCCGCCGCGAATATCCAGCAACGTATCTTCTTCATGACCATGTATCATCAAGGGCCAGTGTATGCCTTCCAAGTGCTCAACACATGCGGCCCCATGGCAACATTGGACAATTTCCATGATACATGCCTGAACAACGGTGTACTCGGCCAATACACGACACGCTACAATACGGCCTACGATTTGCTGAAAAACTGGGATGGGCAGAGCGCGCCCCCCGACTTCGGGCAGGTTAGTGAAGGCACGGTAAGCGGCGGGAATAATGCGCCGCCCGCGAACAATACGCCGAAACCCGCGCAGCCCATTAGCGTACACCAAGTCGGCAGCAAGCTCATAGTACGCGTAGGCGACCAAGTAACCGTAGCACATAAAAGCACGGGGCAACTATGGCAAGCGGAGACTATCCAAGGCACCCAAAACGGCAGCGGGCAAACAGGCGGCGGAGAAGTGCCGCCAACAACACCACCCACTGACAAAGTGGGCAAAGTCCTACAGTGGATAAGCAGCCGTGAAGGCAAATTCGCGTACGGTCAGGGGCCGGGGCGGCTCAATGCCGACCAATCAGGGTACACCGATTGTTCGGGGCTCATCTGGAATGCTTGCCATTTTGGCATCGGTCTCGACATTGGCACTTGGACGGGTGCGCAAGTAGCCAACGGCACTAAGGTAACCGACTCCGATAATCCAAACATGAGTTTGGTTAAAGCCGGAGATATCATGCTCATTAATTGGAGCTACTATGACCCCAGCTATGACCACGTGGAAATATTCCAGGATAATGGCGTATGGCTGTGGTCGCACGGTGGCCCCGGCAATGGGCCGCACGGCTTTACATTCGCTGACGAAAGCGCCGCAGCACATGACTGGCAGATAAGGAGAATCATCACGTGAGCGAGCAGCAATACAA